ATTTGATCACTGGAGTAATGTTTTACAGCCCTGTTTTGGGCGAGTGAACGTATGAAAAGGGAACACTTTTATTTCTCAACCACAGTTCCGATTGATCCGGGTCGTGTGGAAAACATCTTGTGCTGGGTGCACTTTATGTAACCAAAGTGGGTAGTGTGCCACTTAAATAAGCTTAGTTACAACCTGAGGGAGCTCTACTCAAACTGCCCCACGAGGCACGGCTAGTTATAATGTTAGAACCAGGTATCGTGGACCAAAACCCTTTGAATTTAATCATGAACACACAATCGCATACTGGTAGACCAGATAATGATGTCAGGGAACCCCCGCTAAAGGGTACAATGGTAGGAAATTTTAAGAATCTTATGATCACTATTTCTTACAAAGCATTGGAAAACTGCACTAATGAGAAAATCAGAGAAAGAATCGGAAAGGCAAAGGAAACTGCGCCTGCTAGGACGATCAAAGCCGCAAAAAGACGTACGGTTAATTGGTTTGGTAAACTAAAGTACGAATTAATGCGAAGGGAAGAAACAGACAGGGAGTGTTTTGACCAAGAGGCATCCAACATCATTTTATTTCAAGAGCATTTGAAAAATTTGACGCCTTTTCAAAAAGAGTTGGACGCAGTGTTGAGAGAAAAGTTCGGTATACCGAAGCTATCCAACCGAGAAGCGAATGAAGCAGCTATGCGGACGTTTCTCGTACGATACATACAATCACACAGTCCGAGCATGAGGAGGATTGATATTGTAACACATCTGGAAGCAGCGATTACCAGAGCTTTTATCCCCACAACACAAGATAGTTATCACTCTTCCATACGGAATTCAGAGGTCTACCAAGCCCTGAATTCGGGTTATCACAATGAGAAGAAGTTGACCAGCTATATCGATGAGCATAATCCATCTAAATGGAAGCGAGTCAAATGGGTGTTTACAGGAACGCCCAGTGATAGAAACCTTGAGAAGTTGAAGGTGAAAATCGCAAAAGATCATAGTGTAAGGCATCGTTTGCATAAATCGAATGTTGCTAATATTACAACCAATGATTATCCCCACGAATTTGGACAAGTTGATCCCCTTTATCGACCGCCTCCAGATTCGGATTCGTCCGAAAGCGAAAATGATGGTGAAGAAGAAGAATCATCATGTAAGGACGGTGGAGAAGGTTTAGGTATGGGTTTGACACGGGAGGTAGGTCAAGCTGGTACTTTCACCAACATCAACATGGCTCCAGGTGGTACTAGTACTACCTTAGAGCAATGTTGATGGCCCCGTACTTACCCGGCAGTTGACTGTGTTGGTTTGTGTCCTAGCTACAAAATCGACAAGGTGCAGGTCAATTGCAAGCGGAAGGACGGAGCACCAAAACAAAAGCGGTTGGTTCAGCTCACTGACCAATCCACCAAGACAAGCATCGCTGTTCACAATAATAGTTTGGAAAACAATTATAGAGCGTTAACAGAGAGACTTGTCTTCCATAACGGTGAACGTCCAATTGGCGCAACAATTGGATTTAACCTAAAGGCCGATAAAGAAATTAGAAAATTTGAAACTATCGTCTCACCTTGCTCCCCAAAAGAATTTGCTGAGCATTATGTCGGGCATAAGAAGAAAATTTATCTGAAAGCAGCTAGAAGCCTGGTTGAACACCCCATTAACCACAAAGATGCTTGGGTCAAATCATTCGTTAAGACCGAGAAGTTTGATTTAGGT